GGGGCTGACGTGCGCATGCAAAATAACCCCCCGGGGGGTTTTGTAGCATGGGGCGTAAGGCAATACCCAATGAGGTAAAGGCAAAGCGCGGTACCTTGCAGCCTAGCCGCATGCCGGCTAAGCAGGGTAAAGGGGTGCAACCGCTCGATTACGCAACCATGCCCGAGGGCCTAGACCCGATTGCCCAAGGGGTTTGGGCTAGGATTACCACGGCGTGCGATTGGCTAGCCGAGAGCGACCGCGAGGCGCTTACGATGCTATGCCGCGATGAGGCGCTCCTAGCGCAACTAACCGCTAGGCTAGAAAGCGACGGGCTGGTTTTGTATACGGATAAAAACTATGCCTATGCCCACCCGGCTTGGGGTATGCGCACGGCAACGGAGGAGAGGGTTTACAAATGGCTAACCGTACTAGGGCTAACGCCAAGCGACCGGGCAAGGCTGGGTATCGCAATGGTGCAAGCGCGCACATTGCTGGAGGAGTTTCGGGAAAAGTTCTCGGCCCTACCCAATGGCCGCCAAGATGGCTAACCCCTACCTCGGTTGAGGATTTAGCGCGCAGCCAAGGCGAGCAGGTAGCCGAGTTTGGGGAGGCCCTGGTACCGATTGCCAAAGACTCGATAGGAGGCTTATCGGGCGAGCCTATGGTTTTTAGGCCCTGGCAACGCGAGTTATTACGGCATGCCTTAGCCCGCAAAGCCGACGGTACCTATACGCACCGCTTTTACATGATTGGCGCCGCCCGTAAAAACGGCAAAACCGCGCTGCTATCCACGGTGCCCTTGGCGCTGGGTTTGTTTGGGGATAACGGCGGCGAGATTTACAGCGCGGCCGCCGACCGCGACCAAGCCAAACTAGTTATGGCGCACGCCAAGCGGGCGGTTGAAATGAGCCCCATGCTTGCCGAGCAAATAAAGGTATTTAGGGATACGTTAGAGTTTAAGCCTACGGGTACGATTTGGCGGGCGCTATCCTCGGAGGCGTATACCAAGGAGGGGCTAAGCGCAACCCTGGTACTAGCCGATGAGTTGGCGGCATGGCCAAACCGCGACCTTTTTGACGTGCTAAGCCTAAGCATGGGCGCACGGCGCAGCCCGCTATTTTTGGCGATTACTACGGCTGGGCAACGCACCGACCAAACCGGCATGGACTCGATTGCCTACACCCTTTACCAGTTGGCGCGCCGCCGCATTGCGGGCGAAAACGACGACCCTACCCTGGGCATGGCGTGGTTTGAGGCCGACGACGATGCCTACGGCAACCCCGATAAATGGGCCCAAGCCAACCCTGGGCTACTATCCGAGCCGCCGCTTTTATCGCTTGATGATTTAACCAGCGCGCAAAAGCGCACCCCCGAGGCCGAGTTTCGCACCAAGCGCCTTAACCAGTTTACGGCGAGCGGCGCCGCCTTTTTGCCGGCTGGTACCTGGGATAAGTGCGCCGATGCAACGCTAGTGCTAGCCGAGGGCGAGCCTTTGGTTATCGGGTTTGACGGCTCATTTTCTAACGATAGTACGGCCATTGTAGGCGTGCGGATTACCGACGGGGCGGTGTTTGTACTTGGGCATTGGGAGCGCCCTATCGACGACCTATCCTGGCGGGTACCCGTTGAGGAGGTAGAGTTGCGCATGGTTGAGTTATGCAAAACCTACGCCGTTAAGGAGATAGATTGCGACCCCTACCGTTGGCAAGCCACCATGGAGCGATGGCAAACCGAGGGCTTGCCCGTAGTTGAGCACCCGCAAAGCCCCGCCCGTATGACCCCGGCTACCGCCGCCTTTTACGATGCGGTAGTTAATGGCCGCCTTAAACATGATGGCGACCCCCGCCTTTCGCGGCACGTAATGAACGCTACGCCTTACCAAACTAGGTACGGGGTGCAGGTACGTAAGGGGAAAGATAGCGGCAAAAAAATAGACTTGTGCGTGGCAACTATCATGGCATGGGGTAGGGCTGCTACCCTAGGTAGCACGCCGGCAGAAAAGCCGCGGCCAAAGGTTGAGTACCTCGAACTATAAAAGGAGTTTATGGGAATCATTGACCGTATTCTCGGGCGCGATAATGAGCAGCGCGCCATTGGCGGCGGCTGGGCTAACGATTGGTGGAAAGACTCGGGCGGGCGCGTAGCCGGCGTTGCCATTAACCAGGATAACGCCACCAGCATTGGCGCGGTGTATGCGGCCGTAAAACTTTACGCCGATACCGTAGCCAGCCTACCTTGGGGCGCATACATTAGGGATAACGGCGAGCGCCGAACCGTACGGCGCCCGCTATGGTTTGACCGCCCTATCCCAAATAATCCGAACTTTACGGGTTTTGATTTGCGGCACCGTATCGTTACTAGCCTCCTCCTAGATGGGAACGCCTTTCTGCTTACCGTACGCAATGATTTGGGCGAGGTGTTGGAGGTTCGCGTGCTCGACCCGCGTAAGGTTGAGGTGCACCAAGCGCACGATGGTACGCCAACCTATCGCATTACTAGCAATGAGGGCGCGGCAACTTTTGGCGCCGACGCCATTGTGCACATTACGCTTTTTGCCTACGGCGAAAACCTACGCGGCCTTAGCCCCGTTGAGCACCACCGCGTAACGCTCGGGCTTGCCTCCGCAACCCAGGTATACGCCGCTAAGTTTTATGAGCAGGGCGCAGCCCCTAGCGGCATTATTAAGGTGCCGGGCGAACTTACCCAAGAGCAAGCCCAAACATTGCGGGCCGCCTTTGGGCGCAACCACGAAGGCGTCGACCGCATGCACCGCGTAGCGGTATTGAGCGGGGGGGCGGATTTTGCCAGCCTTAGCGCCAAGATTAGCGACATGCAGATGATCGAAACTATGGCATGGGGTACCGAGGCTATCGCTCGATTGTACGGCGTACCGCTGCACCTTTTGCAATACCCGGGCGGCAATACCTCATACAACAGCCTGGAAGTAGTAAGTGCCGAGTGGCTACGCCTTGGGCTTGGCCCACTTATCGCACGCGTGGAGGCTGGGCTACAACGGCTTATTGTAGGTAATACTACCTTTGTAAAGTTTAACGTTGATGCGCTGCTACGCCCAATGACTAAGGAGCGGTACGATGCGTACGCGGTAGCGCTTAATAACGGCTGGTTAAGCCTTAATGAGATTAGGCAACTTGAAGACCGGGCGCCGATTGGCCCAGCGGGCGACGAGTTTAGGCAGCCGCTAAACATTGGCATTGTAGGCGAGCAACCAGAGGGAGATAATAATAATGGCGTATAAAATCGTAGACATTGACGGCACGCTAGCGCTCGATAATAACGAGCCTAATACGCCGCTTATTAACTACCTTAACGCCGAGGTAATGGAGGGCGATGCGCAACTTATCGTCGTAAGCGCGCGCCCTATTGAGCGGTTAGAGGAAACCCGCGCATGGTTGCAGGAGTACGGCGTAGCGGGCGTAGAGGCCGTATACCTTAATGATTTTGAGGGCGCCGGGCGCGGCCCTAACGTAGGGCTTGCCTTTAAGCGCGCTAAGTATGAAGCGCTTATTGCCGAGTACGGCATTAAGGGCGAGGCTACCCCTAACGGGATTGAGTGCGCCATAGATAACGACCCCGAGGTAATCGCTATGGCTAGGGAGTTGGGGCTAGAAGCCAAAACCCCTACCGAGTACCTGCAAGAGGAAAACCAGCCAAACGACGTAACCGAGGATACCGCCGAGGAGGCCGCCCCCGAGGAAAGCCCAGCCGCACCCGCCGAGCAGGGCGCGCCAACGCGCGGTAGCGCTAAGGACATTGAAACCCGCAACCTTGGGCTTGGCGAGTTTAGGCTTACCGAGCAGGACGGGCAAAAGGTTTTTACCGGCTACGCCGCCCTATACGGCGAACCTTCCGCTGGGTTGCCCTTTACCGAAACCATTAAACCAGGTGCATTTAAGCGTACGCTTAACCGCGTAGCCAAGGCCGAGCGCGTGGTTAAGTTCCTGCACGGGCACGATGAAAGCCGCATGCTTGCAAGCACCGCGAGCGGGCGCCTTACCCTAACCGAGGATTTGCAGGGGTTGCGCGTTGAGGCCAAACTAGACCCAGCCGACCCCGATGCAGCCGCCGTTATTAGCAAACTTACCCACGAGGCTAAGGCTATGGGTATGAGTTTTGGCTTTACGGTGCCCAAGGGCGGCGATACTTGGGACGGCGAAACCCGCACCCTTACCGAGGTAAACCTTTTTGAGGTTTCTATTTTGAGCGGGCACCAGCCCGCCTACCCCGCAACCCTTGGCCTTAGCGCCGTGCGCAAAGTTGCCGAGGCCCGCATTGGCGTAAACGCCGAGCGGCTTATCTCGACGCTTGAAACAGTAAAAGCAGGTAAGAGCCTAAGCCCCGACGAGGTTGAGGTTATCGACGCCGTGCGTATGGCGCTTGCGCCAAAGCCGGTTGAGATTGACCGCAGCATTGCCGCGGCTCGGCTTGCCCTTGCCAAACTGGAAAGCGACAGTATTTAACGGGCACGAGGCACCGCCCCGCCGCCCCTAGTAGGCGAGCCCGCGGTTAGTTATCCCCCCGAGCGGTACAAAACATTTAGTAAAAACCAATAGTAAGAAAGCGAGAAAAACAAAAATGGCAGACATTAAGAAACTTAGCGAAAAGCGCGCGGCGCTTTTGACCGAGGCTACGGCCCTGGTTGAGGCTACCGCCGATAAGGGCGAGGCCCTAACGGGCGAGGCCCAGGCTCGATTTGATGCCCTCACAACCGAGGCGTCAACCCTTGCCAACGTTATTAAGTCCGAGCGCGAGGCCACCGAGGCCCGAGCCGCCGCCGACTCGGCACGCGCCGAGTTTGCAACGGCCATGGCGCCAAAGGTTGAGGCTAGCGACGATGCAGCCGAACTCCGCCGGCTTGCCCGCGAGGGCGGCGAGCGCACCTTTGAGGTACGCGACGTTACTAAGAGCACCGGTCTGGGCAACCCAGTTACCGTTGCAAACCGCGTAAACGTTGTTGCCGGGCAGGTGAACCCGTTCCTTAATGCGGACGTGGTTGAGATTATCCGCGCCTCGAACGGCAATAACATTTTGCTCCCGCGCGTAACCGCGCTGGGCACAGCCGCGGCAGTTTCCGAGGCGGGCCAGATTAACGAGAGCGACGGTACGCTTTCTAACCTTTCGCTTACGCCAGCGAAGTACGCAACGCTCCTCCAGATTAGCCAGGAACTGGTGCAAGATGCGGCCTTCGACATTGCGGCTTTTGTTGCCGATAAGGCGGGCCAGGAAGTCGGTATTGCACACGGTGCAGTTGCCGGCCCAGCCGTTGCCGCAGCGGCTACGGTTGGTAAGCAGGGCGCAGCCGTTGCGCCGGTGTATGCCGACCTGGTTGACCTTATTTACTCGGTTAAGCAGCAGTACCGCCGAGCCCCAAAGCGCGGCTTTATTGCTAACGATGCCACCATTGGCGGCATTATGAAGTTGCTTGATAGCCAGAACCGACCAATCTTTGTACCAGGCGACCTTGGCCGCCCTGATACCGTGCTTGGCTTCCCGATTTACTCGGGCGCCCTTGCCGATACGGGCGACGAAGCCCTCTCTTTGGTCTTTGGAGATTTGGGCAGCGTAAAAACGGTTGTTGTGGGCGGTGTAGAAATCGCTTCCAGCGCCGACTTTGCCTTTAACTACGGGCTTATTACGTACCGTATCCAGGTACGTGGCGTAACCGGGCTTATCGAAGCCTCGGCCGTTAAGTCCTTTAAGGGCGCAAACGTCTAATAGCCAACTCGGCTTTTAGATAGGCAACGGGGGGTTTGGCATGCGCCAAGCCCCCCAATGCCATTAAGGGGGTACGCATGCTAGTAAAAATGCTTAACCACATTACGGGCCTACGCAATGGCGTCGCATGGCCGCCAAGGGGCGGCGTTGCAGATTTGCCCGCCGATGAGGCCAACGCACTTATTGCACATGGCTACGCGGTGCCGCTACCTATTGCACCCGCTACAATGCCCGAGGAGCCGCGCGAGGAGGCGGCGGTTATTGCACCTATTGAGCGCGCAACCAAAGTAAAGCGAAAGCGGGGTTAAGGCATGGCAGAGATTAGCAGCGCCCAGGTAAGCGTTACTACTACCGCTACCCTTTTGGTGCAAGCCGATACCGACGGTTGCCGCGTATTTATCCACCATAGCGGCGCGGGTTCTATCTGGCTTGGCGGCGATAACGTAACCACCGCCAACGGCTTTAACCTAGCCAATGCCGACGGGTTTATTGAGATTGTGCTCCCGCCTAACGCCAAACTTTACGGCCGCACCTCCACCGGTACCGAAACCGCCCAGATTCTTAAAGTAGGTAATAACTAACTATGAGTTATGCAACCCTTGCCGAGTTTAAGGCCAGCGTAGGTATTACCGATAGCACCGACGATAGCGCGCTGCAATCGGTGCTTGATGCTACCGACCAACTTATTAACAACTATTGCGATACCAAAGTCGGGTTTGGGCAAACCGCTAGCCAAACCCGCTACTACACCGCGCCCAGCCTAGTATTTACGCTTACCGACCCTATCGTTAGCGTATCGAGCCTACAAACCGACGACGATGGCAACGGCACCTACGAAACCACGTGGGCAAGCACCGATTACGTGCTTATGCCGCGCAACGCCTCATTGGATAGCCGCCCCTATACGGAGGTAGATACCGCCCCTAACGAGCCTAAACTTTTCCCACTTACCCTAAGCGCGGTTAAGATTACGGGCGTATTTGGTTGGCCCTCGGTGCCAAGCGCCGTTAAGCAAGCCGCACTTATCCAAGCGGGCGCCGTATGGTCGAGCCGCACCGCCCCCTTTGGCGTTATCGGTAGCCAGGATTTGGGCGGGGTTATGCGCATGAGCCGAGCCCTGCACCCAGAAGCCCAAGTCCTTTTAGAGCCCTACCGCAATAGGTTTGGTATCCAAGCGTAATGGACGACCTAGTAATCCACACCGCCGTAGCCGCTCGGCTTGCCGCCGCTACCAAACCAGCGGGCTATGCCCTACGGGCAACCCATGCAACCCCGCCCGATAACCTCGCCGTAGTACCCGCCGCGGTATGCGTACCGGGCGGCGACTCGATTACCTACGGCACGGGGGGTAGCCGCACTACGGTGCTTACCGTATCGGTAACCATTTACCTTAACGAGGTTGCCGACATGAGCCGCAAATACGCCGACCTGCTTACATGGCGTACGTGGCTACGCGGGGTGTTTGACGGCCAGGTGCAACTAAACACAGCGGGCGTAGCCCAAGCGGTAGTTTCTAGTACTACACTAGGTACCGATACCTGGGCCGACCAAACCTACATTACGGTTAGTGCGGAGTTGCAGGTAAGTATTTTGGAAGGGGTAAACGTTAGTGCCTGATACAATGCGTACGATTACGGTAAAAGTTGTACAGCCTCGCGCCGAGGGTAACCCCTACCTTCCCGCAACCGATGAGGCCACCGAGATGGACGCCGCCGTTGCCCTATCGCTAGCAGCCTCCGGGCTGGTTGAGATTGTAGAAACCAAGCCCGCGGCACCCGCCGCTAAGCCAACTAAGGAGTAATCGACCATGGCCATTACGCTAGGCGCAAAGGCATTTACCAAGGTAGTTGCCAAGAGCGAAGCCGCATACGGTACCCCCGCAACCTTTGGCGATGCCAACGGCGAGTTGCTGCATACCGACATTGTGGGCATTGTTGACCCCGGCGTAACGCTCGATTTGGGCGACGATAAGAGCGTGGGTATCCGCCCGCGCCGCGTAGCCGCGGCCGCAACGATTACCGCCAAGGCACCTACGGTTACCTTTGGCGAGGCGCCCGCATCATTGCGCACCCTCCCGGTGCTATTTGATGCCTTGGCAACCATTACCCCTACGGGCGCTGGGCCGTACCAATGGGCATACGCGCCAAGCCAGACCGACGTAGATACTCTTAAAACGTATAGCCTTTACGTTACCGATGGCTACCAAAAGTTTATTATTGACGGGTGCGTACCTACCGAGGTTACGATTAGCGCCGACCAGGGCGGGCTTTTGCAGGTAGGTAGCACGTGGGCAGGGCGAGCGCTTGCAACTACCAGCGATACCAGCACCGCCGCCTTTGCTACCCAGTACTTTGTACCAGGGCGCCTATTTGGCCTTAAAACCAAGTCAACCTTTATTACCGATAAGGCGGGCACGGGCGCAACGGCCTACACCTCCTTTATTACGAACTGGAACCTTACCCTTACCCCGGGCGTAGCGCCGTTGCAGGTGCTTAACGGCTCGACCACAAACGTAAACGCGGGCGGCGTTGCCTATACGGGCGCCCTCGACGGTACGCTCGAACTTACGATTGCGAGCAATAGCACGGCTAATAGCACCTTTGCCGTAGGCGACATTGGTACTACTAAGTTTGTGCAGGTGTACGGCACCGATGCCAACGGCTACGGCTTTACCGCCAACGTATGCGGCGTGGTTGAGAACGTAAGCGTTATTGGTAGCGAGGCCGACGGGCTTATCCTAAACACCGTAACGCTGCAACTAGCCAGCAATGGCACCAATAGCATTTTGGCTTGGGTTGATAGCCCGCTAAGCGCGCGGCCATAATCATTAGCGCCGCATAGCGGCAAGGAGGAGCAAATGGTAGATACCGCAACCGACCCGGTAATCGTGCACCTCGACGGCGAGTTTGCAGGGTGGCACGCAACATTTAGGCCGCTTACGCGCATTAGCGCGCGGGTGCTTATTGACCTGGAAAGCGAGTCGGTAACCGTACGCTTGCAAGCGTATTGCAAAATGATTTTAGCCATTGAGGGTTGGCGCGACCTTGATGGCAACCCAACGAGCGACCCGCTCGAAGCGCCGATTGGCGCACTAGAAACCGCCGCTACCAAGTTTATTGCCCAGGCGGCCGAACTCCCAAAAGCGTAAGGCTTGCCGCCCGGCAAATAAGCCTTGGGCAAGCCGTTAAACCACCGCCCGAGATTATTTACCACCTGCTTGCCAAGGAGTTTGGCAAGTTCCCGTGGGAAGTAGCCGAGGCGCCGCTATACTTAGTGCTACGCGCATGGGCGCTATTTGTTGAGTTGCAGCCAAAAGAGGTAAAGCGTGGCCGTCGGTAAGGACTCGGTAAAAGTATACGTAGATACCAAAAGCCTAAGCGGGCTTAACCAGGTACGCCTTGGCTTTTTAGAATCGGGCGACCCGCGTAAGTTTGCCGCCATGCTGCAACTAGCCACCCTTAATGCAGCCCGCACCATGGTTAAGCCAGTAAAGGCCAAGGCACCGAGCCGCACGGGGCGCTTAAAGGCCGCCGTAGCAGCCCGTAAAGGGCGCTTTAATAAGCCCAGCGCCGTAGTAGGCGTAAAGGCGGGCGCGAGCCGGGGCGATAGTAAGGGCGCGTGGTATCGGTGGTTTGTGATTAGCGGGCACAAAGTTAAGGGTAGCCAAGCCAGCGTAGGGCGGGCTAGTAATCCGGTAATGAGTTGGAGCGAGGTAGCCGCGGGCGTATCCTATGCCGAGCGTAAAGCCAAGGCTGGTAGCAGCGGCAAGGGCCGAGTACCGGCTAATAACTTTGTTGTGGAGGCTACACAAAATAGCAGCGTGCAGGATAAGGCAACGAGTACCATTACCAATACCGTCGTTGCCTACCTGGAAGGCAAGATTAAATACCGCAAAGGCAGGGGCTAAGCATGAATAGCAACATGGCCAACATTGTTATTAAGGCCGTAGACAATGCTACCCCTACGCTTAAAAAGGTAGGCAAGGGTTTTGGCACGCTATCGAAGGCGGGCAAGGCGGTAGGTAGCGGGCTGCAAACCGCAGCCGTTGGCGCCCTCGGCATTGCTACCGCCGTAGCAGGGTTTACGGTTGCAGCGGTTGCGGCCGCCGCCGATGAGGAAAAGCAGATTGCGCGCCTTAACGGCGTACTTAAAACCCGCGGCATGCTTACCGATGCCAACACCGCCGCGATTGAAACGCAAACTACCAAGTTAGAGGAACTAGCATTTAGCGACGACCAGGTACGCGAGAGCCTTATTACGGCAACGGCATTTACCAAAAACTTTAACGATGCCCTAAAAATCCAGAACGTAGCCGCCGACGTAGCCGCCGCCCGAAACATTAGTTTAGAGGAGGCAACCGCCCTAGTTGGCAAGGCATACCAGGGCAATACAAAGGGCCTTAAAGGCTTGGGCGTGCAAACCAAAAAGGGCGCTAAGGCTACCGAGATTCTGGCAGCGATTACTAAAAAGTATGGCGGTTCGGCGGCAGCCGCTGCTAACACCGTAAGCGGTAAGTTTACCCGCGCGCAAAACACCGTTAATAACATTATGGAGGATTTTGGCGCTAAGTTTTTGCCTATTGCAGCCGATGGGCTCGACTTCCTAAATAAAAACGTATTGCCAGGGGTTGCCGCTGGGCTTGATACGTTGGCGCCGATTGTGCAGGACATTGGCGGCAAGTTAGTAAACGCTTTTGGGCCGATTATCCAGGACAACATTACAAACCTAACCAAGCCGGGCGGGGTGTTTGATTCCGTAGGCAAGGTAGTTGGCCCTATTTTTGAGATGCTAGGCGAGAAGGTAGGCAAGTTTATTGGCGTGCTTACTGGGCCCGATGGGCTGCTTACCTCGATTGGTACTATTGTAGGCGCCCTTTGGGGCGATGGTAACGGGCCGCTTGCCTTTGCCGTTAATGCCATTGGCGCGTCTATCGGCGTGCTATTTGACATTATTACCGGCGTAGTTACCGTTATTGGCAACCTAGTTAAAGGCATTGCCGACTTTTTAACGGCCTCGGGCGAGGCCGACGCCTACCAAAAGGCATTAGATAAACGCAACGCCGATGCCATGAATCCGGGCGGCGACTTTGGCAAAAACTTTGCGTTGGCAATGGGCGCTGGGCCTTATGGTGGCGGGTTTATTATTCCTACCGTCAATACGCCTTACCAGGGAACCGGCATTTCGCAAAACCCGATGGAGGCAAAGTACAGCATTAACATTGGCGGCAAAGACGTTGACGGTGTTATTAGGGATTCCCTCGGGCGCATCGTTGGCAACACCGTACCCCCGCGCTAAGCCATGGCAACCCACCCTTTTTCTATTTTGGTTGATGGCGTAAATAGCGGTGCTAACATTTTGGACGATTACGCAACGGCAAGCCCTACTACGCCTTGGGTAGACCCCGAAAGCGTGCAACTTACCAGCGATGCCAACGGCTCGGGCGGCCAGTTGAGTTTTGACGTAGTACAGGTTAAAACCCCTGGTGGCGGGCCTTGGTGGAAAAGCGGCAACGTATACGATAACGCCAGGGTTCGGTTCCAGGTAAGCGGTACTACTACCTTTTTGGGATTTATTACCAGCATTGAGGCCCAGTTAGCCGAAAACGGGCTAGGTACGCGGGCAAGCGTTAAGGCCGATGCCGCGTCTAACTTTCTCGACAAAATCATTGTTTATAAAGGTAAGGTTGCAGCCGCTGGGTACTCATTAGAGTATACGGGCAACTTTGGCGTAGGCACCGCGAGTAGCACCGACCAAGCCAACGTAACCGCCCTGGTTGCAAAGGCCGACGCGGTAATGGCGTATACCAGCGGTACCAGCGGGCGAGCCGCTAACAGGTTGATTGTGGCAACCAATACCACGCCTACCTATACCGGTACGGCGGTAACCGTAGGCAACATTAAGTTAGTACCAGGAACCCTACGCTCATGCCTAGATTCTATTAAAGAGGCCGCCGAGGGCGTAGATGGCGAGCAGCGCCGGTATTGGGTTGCCCCGAGCGGCACAATCCAGTGGGCGCGCCTCGGCACCGCAACACCTACGTACGCTAACGCCCCTTTTAAGATTGTAGCCACGGGCACCTTTGACCCCGTAGGCTCGGTAAGCACCCCCTCGACCTTGCAAGCGCGCAACCTATCGGTAAGCCTCGACCACGATGCGATTATTAAAAAGGCGCGGTTTGTAATGAATAGTGCATGGAGCAAACTCGATAGCCAGATTAGCGGCGGCGCCTACACCGTTGCCGACCCCTATGGCCGCGTATACGATGCCGCCGCCCCTAACGGTGCAGGTATGAGCACCCGCAACGGCCCGCGCCCGGAGGGCATTATCCAAGTAAACCCCGTACCTAACCGCGCCGCCTCGCCTACCTTTTGGACTAGCAAAATAACTACCTACGCCAATAAGTTTTTTGGCACTAATGCCTACCCAAACCGCGCAGCGCCGCAACGCTCGATTACGCTAACCATTGCGGGCGCAGGGGAAAGCCCAAACCAATACGGCTATGCAAGCGGGTACCGCCAAACCGCGCCAAGCACCTTTGTATTGCAAAGCGGCTGGGAGGCTGGGCAATACCTTAACATTGAGGCCAGCGCCCTAGACCTTAGTGGGCTATACCGCATTGAAACTATAACTATGGGTTTTGAGCCGGGCAGCATGGTACGTAAGTTTGACTTAACGTGCGAGCGGGTACCGCGCAACCCACTTAAAAAGTTTTTGGAGAGTGCATAAATGGGATACGAAAAACTAGGTAGCGACCAGGCGCAACTAGCAGGGTTTGGCGGCGGTGTTATCTCCGAGGAGGGCGCCGTACTACTAAGCGGCGATAGCACGGGCGAGCAGTCGCTACTTTTCGGCTCGGCTGCATTGCGAGAAATCCAAGCGGGCGTTGCCAACGGCGACTTTGCTATCCCGCCGCTCGACCCGTTGGCTACCATTGTGCAAGATGGCAACCCGCTACCTTATTGGACTTTTACCGACGTTAATAGTGCGGGCGCGATTACCGCGGCTATCGTTGCCGATGCAGGCGCAGCCTCGGGTAACGTATTGCGCTTTACCGTTGCGAGCGGCACCTTAACGGGCAAAAGCGCAACCCTTACTAGGTTTATACCGGTTGCCTCCTCGGCCTCGCGGTCTTTTAGTTTTTATGCGGAGGCTACCTTTGAGAGCGGCACCAATAGCACCCAGGCAACGGCAACGCTTAGTTGCGAGTTTTACACCTCCGACCAGATTACCCCAACGGGCGCAACCTTTGCGTCGGATACCTTCGGCTTTAACAGTTTGCAAAGCGCAATAGGTGTAACCGCGCCCGATTTGTTCGCCGTTGCGCCAGACCTTACCAGCACTACCGCGCCAGCAAATGCGGCATACCTAAAACTAACTATTACGATTGCAACGGTTGCCACCCAATCGGATACTCGAACGGTTGACCTTACGGAGGTGCGCGTTGCGCATGGTTTGCCCGAACTTATTCTTACAGATAAAGACGACCCGGCAACGTACCAGCCAGCCTACATTTTTAACGAGCAAGGCAACCTATCGCTAGTTGCCTCCACCGGCGAAAACCTAGTCGTTGGCCTTAATGGTTATTGGCTGGGCTCGGCAGGTACTACGATTGAGAGCGGCGGCGACATAAACCTTATTGCCGAGGGCGACATTATCGGCACCGCTGCAAACATTGACTTAACCGCAACTACGCAGGTTCTTATTAACTGCGATAGCGCAACCATTACGGCGCCAAACAGCCTAGTTATTGAAGACGGCGTCGGTGGTGGCCAACTTTATTTAGGCGACGCAAAACTTTACAACACTAGCGGAGATACCGTAAGAACGGATAGCGTATTTATTGTTGGGTCGCGCATTACCCCAGCAACGTCGTCGGTTGACCGACCTGGCTTTTATTTTAGTGCCGCAAGCGGTTTTTTGTGGGGCGACCGAGCGGTTAGCGCGGCGGCAGATGCAACCCTATTTTTAAGTTCTGGTTTTCTTTCCGGCAACTTGCAAATGGTGCGCTTTTTTAGAAAAATAACCTCGGGCGGTACAGCCTTAACCGCAACCGGGCACATACTAGTAGCAAATAACGGAACGACCGCTCCATCGTTCGCGGCAGGTTCCGACTACCGATTAAAAAAAGACATTAGAACGGCCGCCAACGAAATAGATTTTTGGCAAATCGTTAATAGCCTCCGCCCGGTTTTATTTACCGATAAAGAAACGGGAGATGCAAACCTATTAGGATTTATTGCACATGAGGTGCAGCCGTTAATACCAAGTGCGGTAGAGGGCGATAAGGACGCAGTTGATGAAAACGGCCACCCTAAGTACCAAACGCTTGCAGCCGCAAAAATGATTCCGTACCTAGTTGGAGCGGTGCAAGCGCTTACCGCAAAGGTTAATGACCTTGAAGCCCGGCTTGCAGCGATTGAGGCCGAGCGATGACCCGTAGCCAAGCCGACGCCATTATTGAGCGCCTCGATGCGCAGAGCGCCAAGATAGATGCCCTTAAAACCGAGATAGACCAGATGAAAGGCGGCCTAGCCGTACTTAAAGCCATTGGTGCATTTATGGGCGTAGGGGGATTAGGCGCGCTATTGGCGTGGCTGCAAAGCCAAGGTAGATAGTGCGCCGCGCACTTATCCCGCTGCTAGCCGCCGCTATGCTTTTTTGCACCTTGCCCGCATTAGCCCAAGAGGCGCAAACCGTTATTACGGTAAACCGCACCATGGACTTTTTTGTAATCGTTGAGCAGCCAACCTTTTTTGAGGCCGAAACCGACCTTTGCGAAAATACCGACGGCTATTGGTGCAGCCGCCCCGAGCAGGGCGGGCACTTTACCGACTCGGTGCTATGGCTATACGGCACTAACGGCGAGGCCTTGGCTATTAACGATGATGACCCCCGCCGCAACGGGCAAAGTTGGAACTCCTACATTGGCATTGCGTTAGAGCCGGGCACCTACCGCTTACGCGCTGGGCGGTTTTTTTGTACGCCCGAGGGCTGCATTAACCCAGCCGCGCCTTTTGATGAAGGCGGGCATTACGACCTTATTGCCAACCTACCGCTTTTGCTTGACCCCGAGCCGCCAACCGGTAGCCCGCCGCCTATCCCCTCCGTATTGCCTAGCCCTAGCGTTGAGCCAAGCCCGAGCGAAAGCCCGAGCCCTACCGAGGTACCCACCGATGAGCCAACCCAAACCCCGCCCCCTACACCCGAGCCAACGGCCGAGCCCTCGGCACCCGTTGAGCCTACGCCAACTTTTAGCGTTGAACCTAGCCCTACTATTGAGCCTAGCCCTAGCCCTAGCCCTACGCCTAGCCCCGTAGAGCCGCCCCCTAGCCCCGTAGCGCCCAGCCCCACGCCAACCCCTACGGCTACGCCCGAAAGCCCCGAGCCGAGCCCTAGCCCCTTGATTGAGCCGAGCCCCTCGCCAAGCGTTGAGCCTACGCCCGAGCCCAGCCCAGATAACCCAGCCGAGGCCGCCGCGGTATTGGTAGGCGAGGCCGCCCAAGCCGTAGCCGAGGCGGTAGGCGAGGCGGTGCAAGCGGTAGGCGAGGCGGCCGCCTTTGTGGCAAACCTTGGGCACGACATTACGCCCGCCGAAAAGCGGCAAGCCGCCGCTACAATAGTGCCCGCTATCATTATTACGCAGATTGCCCAAGCCGCCGTAGCCGCCGCCGCTACCGCCGCGGCAACCGGTAGCGCTGCTAGAAAGGTTAAGTAATGCAACTACTTAAAGATTTATTGCTCGACTTTGCCGCCTCGGCCTGGACCTGGCTTGGCATGCTCATTGCTTGGATTGTGCTCCCAGATGGGCAAACGCGCGATTTTGTAGGGCTATGCATCATTGCCCTATTGGCACTTTGGGGGCTTACGGGCCCCCTACGATGGGGAAAGGATTAACACATGAGCGCCGAGCACCTCGCAAACATTGCCGCCCAGGGCTGGACTAGGGTAGATACCGCGCCGGGCGAGTGGGTAGCCCTGGTACTTAACATTGAGGCTACGGGCTTTGGGGGTACCCTTTGGCGCCGCGCCGATAACGGCAACGATTACGCCGAGGGCGTAACCGAGGGGTTCCCGATTAGCGCCGCGTTAGAGTTTGAGCCCGCCGCCCGAGCGGTTGCCATGGCGATTAAGGGCGAGGCGAGCCGATGAAGTACCGAGTTAAAAGCCAGTTGCCGCACGTTGAGAAGGGCGGCATTTTGGACGATTGCGGCCCAAGTAGCGTAGCCGCGGCTACGGCATGGGCCGCAAAGTATAACCCCGATTTTACCGCCGCCGATGGTATCCGGGCTAAGTTTGAGGCTACGGGCCAAGTAGATAAGCAGGGCGTTAGCGATAACGGGAGCAGCCTTCCGCAACTCATTAAAACCGCCCAGCGCCTTGGCGCCAAGGCTCGATACGCTAAGAGTTGGGAGGACGTAGTAGCCGCCGCTAAGGCGGGTGCGGGTATCGGCGTGCACGTGCAACAGCCGCGCAACTACCCAGCCGGGCAAGAGGTTAGCGCTTGGCATGAGAAATGGAAAAAGTGGTGGTGGGTTAAGCAAAAGCAGCCAACCCGCACCTATGGCCACATGACCTCCGCGGGCTACGATGCCGAGGAGGGGGTTTGGTATTGGGCTTGCCCTACCCGTAGCGGCGTAGGCGCCGAGGCGTACGGCGTTAAGATTACCGAGGCCGCCTTAAAGCAGATTGCGAGCAGCAAAGGCGACGCCCCGCATAAGCGTTGCATCATCATTACATGGCCAGCCAAGGCTACGGCACCGGTTGCGCCTACGGCGCCTACCCCGCCCGTAGCGCCAAAGCCGTTGGACAATCCCGCGCCAGTTATCGCAGGGGGGCGCGTAGCCGTGGTAGAGCAGCCAAAAGCCGCAACGCCAAAACGCGAGGTGCAACCCCTCGCCGCCTCCACCAAACCCGCCCCTAGCCCCGTGGCAACCCAGTTGGCCGCCCTGGGCAAGGTAAACTATGCCCAAGTTGGCGAGAGGGCGCTAAACGCCGCTACTAGCGCGGCGGCGGCCGCTGCAAAGGTTAAAGGGGTACCAGCCAAAATGCTTACCTTTATTAAGTACATTAAGGATAATACGGGCCTCGACGAGGCCGCGCTGGAGGCGGCGCGGGTTTTCCTAAGTACCTGCATTGCCATGATGCTTGCAACCGGGGCGCCCCTTCTCGACATGGGCGCGGGCGACTTTAAGGTAGTACTAAGCGGCGGGCTTGCCGCGGCCCTTAACGTAGTGGTGCGCTTCCTAAACCCTAACGACGTTGCCTTTGGGGTTAAGCCAAAAAACTAGGCACACACCGCGCCACACACCTGGCATAGCACCTGGTATAGGCTACGTATAACCGCCCGTATAGGGCGGCGTAAGTAGTTTGGAGGTACCAGCAATGGGTAGCGAGTTAGAGGAACTACGCGCGTTGAGTAAGCCCCGCAAAGGCCCGCCATGCGGCTTTACGGCTATTGCACTCGAAGGGGCGGCAAACCAAGCCCTACTAGATGGGCTTAACGACCCCGCGATTACCGCCAAGGCCATTAGCGCCTTTTTGGCTAAGCGCGGCATTACCGTAAGTTTTTGGACGATTGCCCGGCACCGCCGCGGCGAGTGCGCGTGCGCACGATGAGCGGCGAGGAGTTGCAGATTGAGCAGCGGCTTATTGAGGTTACCGAGGCGCATAAACGCGCGCTACGGCAACTAGCCAAGCGCGATGCAGCGCGCGAGGAGTTGGTTGCAGCGGTGTACCAAGCGGCGCGCGATGCGGCACTTAGCATAACGATACCGCCGGTACCAAAGCCCAAGGCCTCGGGCAAAAAGGGCGAGCCCGAAACCCTGGTTATTTTGCTTGGCGATTGGCAACTAGGTAAGCAGTCGGAAACCTACAACATAGAAACCGCCAAGGCGCGCATTGCCCTGCTTGCCGAAAAGGTAGCGCGGCTTATCGAGTTGCACGGCACGCCCGTTAAGGAGATTGCGTGCGTATTGCTTGGCGACTTTGTTGAGAGCGACGGGAACATTTTCCCAAGCCAAGCCTACGAGGTAGAGCGCGGCGGTTTGTACGTGCAGATTTTTGAGGGCGCGGGCATGCTTGCCCAGTTCGTTAGAGCAATGGCGGCGCTTGCACCAAAGGTAACCGTGCGCGGTGCGATTGGTAACCACGGCCGCCTTGGGCGGTTTGGCGACCATAGCAACGAAAGCAACGCCGACGCGATTTTGTACCGCATTGCAGCCGAGCACCTACGCGCCGAAAAGCGCGTTGATTGGCGCGAGAGCCTAACGATGGGCGGGCGCCATTGGCACGATACGTTAGCGCTACCGGGCGGCAAAACCGCAATGCTGGTACATGGCGACCAGTTCCGCGGCGGAGCCTTTGGGTTGCCGTACTACGCGATTGCAAAGCGGGCGCAGGGTTGGAACCTATCGGTGCAGCCGTTCGACTTTTTGTTTTACGGCCATTGGCATACGCCCGCGCGGTTAGTGCTATCCGATGGGGCGCATACATGCTGGGGTAATGCCAGCATTGAAAGCAGCAACCGCTACGCCCAGGAATGGCTAGCGGCAAGCGGTACCCCCGCGCAATGGGCGCTATTTTTCGGCAAGGAGGGCCCTACCGCCGAGTACCTGGTTAGGCTCGATGGTGCCCGAGGCTAAGGGCGAAAGCGCCCTATGCCCGGTATGCGGGGAGGCGGGGCGGGTATACCGCTTTAACGAGTACCCCGTTAATACGGGGGTAGGCGGCATACCCTGGATTTTGGGCCAAGCCGTATGCAAAACGTGCTTGGAGGTGGTTATTGAGGCGGTAAAGGAGGGGGGGTTGCCCAGCCCCCATGAGGGGGGGCTTGACGGCTAAAAACCGTTAGGTGTACTATCTGGGTATCGGAAATACACAGGCCCGCTAGGGCCGGCCGATAAGGAGGAAAAAAATGGAAAAGTGCAATGCGGTTGCGAGGATTAACCGAGTAGGTAACGGCTTTAACGGCCATACCGGAAACTACACATGCAAGGAGGCGGCTACTACCGTTGCCGAGTACAAGATTAAAGACGCCGGGTCATGGGCGCTTATTGGCGTTGAGGTTTTGCCTACATGCGCAAAGCATGCAGCGGCTACGCCACAAATGGCATACCGCCGAGAGATTAAGCGCATTGTAAAGGCGGTGCGATAATGCAGGGCAAGTTTAGTACCGGCGAAACCTACTCCATTAGAGCGTATAAAAACGCTTACAAACTTACCAAGCGCCGCGACGGCAAATACCTTATTGCCTTTGTAGCCTTTGACCTTTGCGTATTGGAGCAAATGGTTGCGGCTTACGAGATGAGCGGCGACTATTGGGAGGTTTGGTGCTCATACGAGGTAAACGTTTTGCACCCACTTACCAAGCAGCGCTACGCCGAGGTAGCAGCCGAACTAATGGCCGAGTACGGCGAGGAGGTGCCAGCATGATTACCAAAGCCATTGCCGCTATTGAGGAAAGCCGCAACGCGCGAGAGCGGGCACGCATTGCAAGCGCGGTGCGGGTACGCGATGCCCAAGCGGCGTATGCGCTAGTAATCGTATGCGCAACCGCGAAACTATCCCCCGTTGCCAAGTCGGCATTGCGGGTTTGGGCGTTGCAAAGTTTGCGCGTTAAGCATTACCGCGCGGGCGGTAAGGAGTTGCGGTTTAACCCTACCCAAGATGAGATAACAGCCGAACTGGCCGCCCTCCTTGGCGAGGCGGGGCGAGCATGAGCGGCGCCTTTTGGAACCTATGCCCGGTAAGCCCAAAGCACGGCTACCTACGCATAGTTAAAACCGATAACGGCGGGCTATTGGCCGTATGCGCAAAGTGCTACGTACCGGCAAAGGGGCGGCCAAACTATTTGGAGGTAAAGCATGATTAAGGCGGCCATTAAGCGCGGGCTTATCCGCGGCGTAATCATTGCAGCGTATGGGCTGCTTGGTTATTTAATCGCGTATACCATTATGGGAGGGAGGGTGCTATGAAACTTAACCGAGCAGGTACGCCCAAGGTGTACCGAAACTTTTATACGCCTAAGCAGCGGGCACGGGCTCGAAGTCGGGCCAACGCCCAAATAATCCTGCTTATTGGGCTAATAATCCTGGTAACGATTTTGCGGGGCGGGCGATGAGCGGCGAGGGCACGATTGCGCACCTATGCGACCCGCGCAGCCTTAACGGGATTGGCAAAACGCGGCCATGCGTGCGTAGCCTTTGGTGCGGCAAGTGCCAGCGCCCGGTATTGGCAAACCCCGTTACATGCGGAGAGTGCTCCTATTGCGCACGGGTTGCCGAGCGGCGCGCAAAGCGCCGAGGGGGTACCTATGCCCACGTATGACTACCAATGCCGTAAATGCGGCGCGGTGGTTGAGCAGGTAGCCCCCGCCGATGGGCGCAAGGCCCTACGGCATGAGGCCGACGGCGGCAAACTATGGCGGCTATTTAGCCCGCCGGGGCTGGTATTTAAGGGCTCGGGCTGGGCCAAAAAGGATAGAAAAGCGGAGGGTAAAAATGGCTAAGCGGTATGAGTTTGTAAAGGCGGCGCAACGTAGCCCCGAGTGGCTCGAACTACGGCGCCGAGGGCTGGGCGCTAGCGACATGGCGGCCGTTATGGGGGTAAGCCCCTATAAAACGCCCTATGGGCTATGGGCCGAGAAAACGGGCGCGGTTGAGCCGCAAAAGGTAGGCGCCGCCGCCAACCGGGGCGTATTGCTGGAGGACGCCGTAGGCACCTGGTACGAGCAGGAGCGCGGCGTTAAGTTGCGTAAGAGCAATGGCGTAGTACGCCTTAAAACTAACCCGCGGTTTATGGCAAGCCTTGACCGCACCATTGCGGGTAGCCCTGGCATTGTTGAGATTAAAACCAGCGCCTCGCCGCGTTGGAGCACCTGGCCCGTACCCCCAGAGGTAGTACTACAAACCACCTGGCAAATGGGCATAGTTGGCGCGCCGTGGTGCGACGTTGCCGCCCTGCTCGGCGGGCTGGTTTTTAAGGTTGAGCGGGTGCAGTTTGACCCCGCACTTTGGGAAACCATGCAAGCGGCGGCTACGCGGTTTTTAGAGTTAGTAGATACAAACACCGCGCCCAGCCTAGAAGCGCTCGATGCCATGGCCTACGCCGAGGCTACGCCCCAAGCCACCGAGGAGTTCGCCGTTGCCGATGCAGCCCATGAGCGGGTGCTACGGCAATACCAAGAAACCAGCGCCGAGTTGCACTTTTTAGAGCAAAAGCGCGATGCCTTGGAGATGGTATTAAAGGAGGCCATTGCCGAAAAGGCGGGGCTAACGGGCCAGGGGTGGACGGTGTATTGGCGCCAAGCGCGCCCTAGCGCCGTAACCGATTGGCGAGCCGTAGCCGAGAGCCTCGGCGCTACGCCCGAGCAGGTGCAGCCATTTACCAAGGAGCGCGCGGGTAGCCGGCGCTTTATCGTGCGCGATGGGGGGCTTAATGATTAGCGGCTATACGCCACGCGGGCGGCTCATTACGCTAACGCCCGATGAGTTGGCAAAGGCTAAGGCCGTAGGCGATGGGCGCAACGCGGCTAACCGAGGCGTAGCCGATAAACCCTATTACGACCGCGATAAAATGGAGGACGATGAAACCGCCTCCTTTGCCGCGGCGGCGGGCGAGTGCGCGGTTGCCAAAGCCTTTGGGGTTGCATGGCATGCGGGCGTATGGCCAGCGGCCGAGCATTGGCGGCACGCCGAGGAGCCCGATTGCGGCGAGCGTATCGAGGTTAAGCGGGTACGTAAGCCCGATAACGGGCTAGTAGTGCGCGAAAAGGACGTTGCACTTAACAGGTTTGTAGTGTTAGCCTACCCGCTACCCGAGGCGGGCTTTGGGGTAGTTGACGTAATCGGCTGGATTGCTGCAACCGATGGCTGGGCCATTGGTGCCGATAGCGGCAGGGGCTATAAGCGGGTTGCCCAAAAACACCTGCACGCGGTACCAAGTTTGGAGGCACGCAATGAGTAAGCACGCCGAGGTTTTAGCCGCATTGGCGGCACCGTTCCCGCCCGAGGTTATCCGGCACCGCCCAGGGCAAGGCGGGCGCGACCTTACCTGGGTTGATGCCCGCACCGTTGCGGGGCGCCTCGATGAGGTGCTAGGCGTAAACGGCTGGGACTTTGAGGTAGAAAAGGTAGGGGATACTAACGCCGTTAAGGGCACCCTGCACGTGCGATTTGGCGACGGCACCGTTGCCATTAGGGCCGACTTTGGCTACGAAACCGGGGGTAGCGGCGAGAGCCTTAAAGAGGCGGCAAGCGATGCGTTGCGCCGTTGCGCTAGCCTTTTTGGGGTAGCCAGGTACCTTTACGCCAAGGAGAACCCGCCTACGGCCCGCGTTGCCGCCCCTACGGGCATTGTAGCGAGGGCACCCGAGCCTACCGTTGGGCACGATACGGTAGTCCTTAAAGCGGCTATGGAACTTTTCGCGGCCGATAGTTGCCCCGACCATGGCCAGCCCTGGGCGAAAAAGCCGGGCGGCGTAAGTAAGGCAACGGGCAAGCCGTATAACCCCTTTTGGGCATGCAGCGGTAAAACCGACGGCCAATGGTGCAAGCGTAAGCCCAGCATTGAGTGGGTAGCCAAGCAAACCGAGCCGATTAGCACCGCGGGCAATGAGGATTTAGAGTCGTTGCCTTTTTAGTTAGCCATGGGGGGCGGTAGCGGGTTATACCGCCCCCCACCAATACCGGAGGAGGGTTTATGGGTTTATGGATTAAATGGGAAGTAAACGCGCATAAGGACGAGGCTATTAGCCAAATAACCGATACCGCTTTTAGGGCCTTTATCGTTGCCATTGCCGAGGCCAAGCAGTTGCGCAACGGCGGGCAGTTTAAGAGCGTTGAGCACCTCCGCCATTGCATAGGTGCAAGGCTTGGGCGGGCTATCCCGCAACTACTAGCAGCCGGGCTGCTTAGTAAAACTGGGGAGGGCGCCGTGCTTATCTCGAACTACGCTCGATACCAAGTCGACCCCACCTCGGCAAAGCGCCAACGGGATTACCTCGCCAGATTGAGCACGAAACCAAAAGGGGTTGACGGTATAGAGCAGAGCAGAGAGAGAGCAGAAAAGAAACCCCCTACCCCCTTAGCGTTGGGCGAGATTTTGCGGAGGGCGCAGCAATGAGCGAGCACCTACGGCCAATAGCATTTATGGGCAAAGCGGGTACGGGTAAAACCACCTTGGCGCAAATGCTTAGCGAGCATTACGGCTATGACCGGTTGAGCATTGCCGAGCCTATCCGAGAGGTAGCCCAAATGGCCTTTGGCAAGTTTGATAAGCAAACTAGGTACCCGCAAAATACCTTGGGCTTGGCACGCCTCATTACCGGGCGGGAACTTTTGCAAGAGATTGGCGCAGCCCTACGGGAAATGGACAACCTTTTTTGGCTACGGGTATGGCGGCGCCGGGTTGAGTGCGAGCAGACCGACGGCACTATCGGCCTTGGGGCTAGCCGCCCCTGGGTGGTTGATGATTTGCGGCTCGATGCCGAGCGTAACTACATTGCGGCATGGTACCCGCATACCCTTTTTGTACGGCTAGTACGGCCGCCCGAGGGCGCAACCGAGCCGTGGCAACTAGACATTACCGAGCGGCAAGCGGGCGAGTTGCCCGCCGAGTTAGTGCTTGATACCCAAGCCCTAACACCGTTAGAGTGCATAACGGCGGTGCTTGAAGCCGCCCAAAAGGAGGTAGTACATGAGTAACCTAACCGACCTTGAAACCATGGCCGAAATGGTAGGTTTTCGGTATGCAAGTTTGGTAGTAGATACGGCAACCGGCAAGGTAACGCTGCAATGCGAGGACCACGATAACAACACCTTAACCGTTGAGGCCGAGAGCGTAGACGATGCCATGCTTAACATGATTGGCAAACTCGGCACCATGATTAACCCGGGCGAGGAATAGCGCCATGGTTGAGGAGGGCAAAGTTTGTATTGGTTGCCAAGAGGATTGGCCAGCCGACGCCGAGTTTTACCGCGATGGTAGCCCCGTATGCTTGGCATGCGAGGCCGAGGGGGTAAAGGCACCAAAGGTTAAAACCCGCGGCTACCGCACGCCCGAGGCGGCGCGTAAGCACCAGCGCGAAAAGTACCAGCGCCATAAGGAGGCATACAAAGCGCGTATGCGGGCTTGGCACGCGGCTAACCGCGATGCACGCAACGCTAAAAGGCGCGCGGCGTATGCCGCTGCAAAGGGGGCGTAGCATGCTGCTTATTGGCGATTGCGTAGAGCAAATGCGTACCCTCGATGCCGAGAGCGTCGACGCCGTTATTACCGACCCGCCGTACGGGCTTACCTTTATGGGTAAGGATTGGGATAACTACGGCACGCCGCTAGGCTTCCAGCAATGGACGGCACAATGGGCCGCCGAGGCGTACCGAGTGTTAAAGCCGGGCGGCTACCTGCTTGCTTTTGGCGGCACCCGCACCTACCACCGCCTAGCGGCGGGCGTTGAGGACGCCGGGTTTGAAATCCGCGATTGCCTACTATGGCTTTACGGCTCGGGCTTCCCAAAAAGCCTTGACGTAAGTAAGGCGATAGATAAGGCCGCGGGCGCCGAGCGCGTAAAACTAGGGCGTAATGCCAATAGCCGCGAAAAGTCAACTAAGGCCAATACGCTTTATGAGAGCGGCACCGTAGGTAAAACCGATTACTTAACCGCACCCGCAACCGATGCCGCGCGCGATTGGGAAGGTTGGGGCACGGCGTTAAAGCCGGCGGTCGAGCCTATCGTTATGGCGCGTAAGCCGCTTATTGGCACGGTTGCCGAAAACGTGCAGCGCTACGGTACGGGCGCAATAAACATTAACGCTACCCGCGTTGGCACCGAGGAACGCTTTAATAATGCCGGCGGTATTAGCACGGCTAACGGGGTGTATGGCATACGGTTTGGCAACGTTGAGGGCAACGCCGTAAACGGCCGTTGGCCAGCCAACGTATTGCTCGATGAGGAGGCGGCCGCAATGCTTGATGAGCAAAGCGGCGAGAGTGTAAGCCAAGCGGCAATGATGCAAGCGGGGCCAGAATCCGAGGGGTGGGGGCTGCATACGCGGCAACCAGGGGTACGCGGGCATAATGATAGCGGCGGGGCCTCGCGGTTTTTTCATACGGTTAAAGACGGTGCTAAGGCGGTAAATACCTACGGCGATGGGCTAAACACCCCGCAACCCTCGGGCTTGCCGTATGGCGATAGCGGCGGGGCGTCGCGGTTTTTCTACGTAGCCAAGGCGGCGAGGGCCGAACGTAACTTTGGGCTTGATGGGTTTAACACCGAGGTAGCGGGCACGGGCGCCCTACGCGATGGAGGGCGAGAGTCAAAGCCCCGCGCCAATACGCACCCTACGGTTAAGCCGGTTGCCTTAATGGCGTACTTAATCCGCATGGTTGCCCGCAAAGGCTCGGTTATCCTCGACCCCTTTATGGGCTCGGGTACTACCGCCGTTGCCGCTATCCAAGAGGGCGTAGCCTGGATTGGGTGCGAGCGAGAGGCCGAGTACGTAAAGATTATTAACGGCCGCATTGCCGTAGCCCAAGCGGGCTTAGGCTTGACGTTAGCCGAGCAGCCAGATACCGTAGCCCTGGGCGGCTCGAACCTGGCGGGCGAGCCGCCCACCATTAACGCAGGGGAGGAGTTGGAACTATGGCGGGAGTAAAAACCAAAAAGGGCGGCGCAACCAAAGCGCCGGTATGGCATGGCGGCGATTGCACCGCGTGCAATAAGCCGATTGAGTCGCACGCCAAAGCCAGCCGCGTACTTATTAAAACCTTTGAGGGCGCCAAGGCTACGCATACCTGGGATTGGCGCCATAAGGCGTGCATTGGCGGGGGTAAGTGATGGCAACCGTACGTAAGGCAACGTACAAAGGGGAGGGCCTTTGGCTTAACCAGCGCGGCAACGTTGCGGAGGTATTTGATACCGACGGCATGCCGTACGCTCGATTGAGCACCTACGTAGACGGCGAGTTGCCGCCCGTAGGGTTTTTTTTCTGCAAGGCGTATAGCGAAAATACCGACCTGGTTGAAGCGCTTATTACCCAAGGCGCGTTGCACGTAGTAGGCGACCCTATCCTATTGCCGCCGTTCGGCGCTCGGGTACTCATTGCCCGCATTGTTGAGTTGCCGCAATGATTAGCGCCGTAGCGGTTGCCCTCATTGTTTGCCATACGGCCATAGCGCTAGTTATGGGTTGGATTGCCCTAACCCAGCCCCGCACAAACCCAGGGCTGGTATTTACGTGGTTTACGTTGAGTGTTGCAACCGCCATTACGCTAGGCTTTTTAGCACGATGACCGCAACGAACGACTTAAACGTTGATGAGCAAAACGCCCGTAAGCGCCGAGGGCGCACGGCGCGCCAACGCGGCAATGCCTTTGAGCGCGAAGTCGCCAAGCGCCTTAACGGCGCGAGGGTAGGCCAGTTCGGCGGTAAAACCGACGTGGCTACCGATTGGGTAGCGGTGCAATGCAAGGTAGGCGGCGCCTATTCCGAGCGCTACGATGGTTGGCTACGCTCGATTACCGTCAAGGGCGACCAACTAGCAGCGCTGGTAGTAGGCGATAGCCCAGGGCCCGGCAAGCGGCGCCGTACTATTATTGTGCTCGACCTTGACGATTTTGTAGCCTGGTTTGGTAAGCAGCCATGAAAATAGCCCTAGCCCTAGCCCTATTGCTTGCCATAGGTGCATGGAGCAACCCAGCGCCTACGGGCGAGCCGCCCGCCCCGTACGTACCGCAACTATTAACGGAGCCTCGCACGCCAACGCTTTACGAAACCCCGCTATTTGGTACGGCTACCTGGTTTGATGCCGAGCGCGGCAACCAAACTACCTGGTATACCCGTAAGGGCATTACCCTTTACGGCGCCGCGGGCCCAGGGTTGCGCGCGCTGGTACCCGACCGCTGGAAGCAAAACTACGGCGTGGCTATAACCTTTTTGGCTACGGGCGTAACCGTAAACGTGCGGGTGGTTGATTGGTGCTCCTGCACCGGCACAAAGCGCCGAGGCGATGAGCGGCTAATAGATTTGGCACCCGCCGTATGGCGTGCAGCGGGCTACCCGCTGGGCTATGGCGTTGCCGACATTATGCTTATGGTGCAGCCATGAGCCGAGCATTGAGGCCCGACGTTATTGGTAAGCGCGTGCTTGAAGCCTACCCAAATAGCAGCGCCAACTTAGCCAGCGATAAGGTAGCCGCCCGCATGGTTGAGTTAGGGCTAACCATTACGGGGCGCACAATCCGCTCCTATGCCAAAGCCGAGCGACGCCCGAGCGCCGAGTTTTGCCGCCTATTTGCCGTAGCCTTTGGCCCCTTTGAGGACGACGATTGGGTAGAGCGTAGCGAGTTGCCCAAGCCTTACATGCCAAACCGCCGCCCAGAACTTACGCCCGCCGAGCGGGAGAGCCGCCGCCTACAAATGCTTATTAACCGCTTTTGCGATTGGTGCACCGGGGGCGATACCGAGCAGGGGCTAACCCCTCGATGCCGCGACGCTACGTGCGTTATGCGCCCCGCCTCGCCATTACCGTTGGCGAGCAATGCCGCAACTAAACGCGTGGCTTCCCCCGATACGTGGGGCTAGGTGTATTAAGATACGCGCACGCCGCCCCTTTGCGGGCGGCCCCCCGCCCGCGGCTGCTTCCTCCCAGCCGCGGGCGGCTACAATGCCAGCCATGAGAAACCAAGCCGAGCGCTACCTTAACGCCGCATTGCCTACCCTTAACCTACGCCAATGGCGTATTAAGGTAAGCCCCGATTTACCCCCCGACGATTCCTGGGCCGACGTTGAGGTAAGCCAAAACCTATGGGTAGCCACCATACGGTTAAGCAATGAGTTTTTTAAGGAGGCCCCCGAGCACCAGCGCAACATACTTACCCATGAGTTATTGCACGTGCATAACGCCGCGGTTGAGCGTATGGTTGAGCGCCTCGAAGGGGTACTAGGTAGCCAAGCCTACGAACTATTAAATAGCCTATGGGATACCGAAACCGAGCGGGTAGCCGATGCCCTCGCCCCGGTTATTGCGCCGCTACTACCATTGCCCGCCTTTAAGGCTAAGAGGTAATGCCGCTACGGTTTGCCCGTGCTTGCCTAACGTGCGGGGTATTGCAGCGGCAAGGCAACCGTTGCGCCAAGTGCGCCGGGGCTATCGTTGCCAAGCGGGGCCGAGAGCGCGGCCCTACGGTATACACCGACCCAGCATGGCGCAAACTATCGGCGCTGCTACGCGCCAAGCGCCCATGGTGCGAGGCGTGCGGCGCACGGGATAACCTAACCGTAGACCACATTACCCCCCTGCACCCAGGGCAAAACCCCGTAGTACCCGAGCACCTACTACGGGTGTTATGCCGCCCGTGCCATGGCCGCGTTACCCGCCATAGGTAGGGGGGTTATAATCTGGCGATGAGTACCCCACGAGTATCCAGCGCCGAGGGGC